GGCGCGTGATATAGCCATAATCTAATCTCCTTATAAGCCAACATTGTTCGTCATCTGGTGACCGCCCGGATTGAACTTAACAAGTACATCTGGGAATGCGTCACTAGGATCAGAAACATGTGCAACGATGCGAAATGCAGCCGCTGCTGTTTGTACAGTCGCATCCAATGCAGAAGTTGAGTTACCTGTTGATGTATCACCAGTTGAGGTAGACTGTGCTGCTGCAAAGAATGTGTTCGTGCCAATGATTGTTTGCGCTCCAGCACCATCAAGCTGCGCTTGAAATAGTACATTTGGATCGTCAATCACATAGGCTTTAATAGCAGTACTAGCACTGTTTGTTCCAGATGGATAGTACTGTGCCTGAACACGTTGACCTGAAGAGTTTACATATTCACAACCAACGAAAACGCCTACTGCGCCTACGCCTGAAGTGCCTGAAATGCTGTTAGAGGTAAGGTCTGCACCTGTACCTGTAGCCAGCGCGATATACCCATCTGCCCCAATGATAACAGCTTGCCCATAAAATAGGTTTGTTGCTTCACCAGCGGGATCGATGAGATACTGGGTTGTTGCCCCAGCGTATGGCAGTCCGTCTGCACGACGTACAGGACGTAAGCCATAAGGAGCTGCTGTAGTAGCCATAGCTCTGTTTCCTCACAATTTGAGTTTCAACCAAGCAAGCTCCCCCGAAAGGTTACTTGCCAAACGAAGATCGCGTAGACCGCTCTGGATTTAGAACGGGCATACGAGGGTCTGAGTTACGCAAGTAAGAGTTGTCCACAGCTTGCATCTGGCCTTTTGCTTGAGCATTCTGTGCATCGCGTCTAGCTTGCATATTTTCGGTTGAGTTCTGACATAGCAATAACCCACCGACCTCAATATTGTCTGTAAATCGAGAATCGATATCAGACACAACTTGAAGGTTTGGATGATCTTCAGCACGAACAGGTGTCCATCCCTCACGAAATTTAGAAGAAACATTCGTATTGTCAGTCTGTCCAAGAGTTGATGTGCGAATCCAACGGTACTCAGTACCTTCCTTGGGTTCGGGGACAGGTAACATGGAAGGTCTCTGCCATGACACTTTGCGTTTTGACTCTTCACGAGTCTCTGTGTTGCGTGAGTTTCTATTCGTCATGATTTCATTTCCTTCATTAATTGCGCCGCATATTGTTCATTTGACAGACCAAGCCGCTTGGCGAGAGCGACCTGCGTTGAGGTCAGTTGCACTTTGCGTGGTTTTTTACCGCTACGAGCGGCAGGGGCAACCACGTTGCCAGTCTGACGTTGGGGTGCTGATTCCTCAATAATAGGCCCATCATCAAACTTATCTGGGAACACGCGGCGAACCGCTGTGTCTATCTCATTGTAGTACTGTTCGCTTCTTGGATCAATACCACTTTTTACAAGTTTCTCATGTAATCCATAAGCGTACCCTGTCATCTCAGGATCTTTTTCAAACCAATCATTGTCTGCTGCCCAATCTAAAGCACGTTGATCAACTTGAGCTGGACGCTGAACTTGTTGTTGGTATTGGGGCTGTGGAGCTGGTTGTGGTCGTGGTTGAGGCTTGTAACTTTTATACTTCTCTTCCTCAGTGGCTAGTCTCGCAACCTTTTCATTAGCAGCAATCATAGCATCAGCATCACCTACTTCATATGCTGCTTTAGCTTCCGCCCTAGCTTTCTCTAGCTCTGCGGCTACACGTCCTTTTGCCTGATTAACAAGAACCCCTTCACCTTCTTCTAAAGTTTTACGAAGCCTTTCATTTTCTTGCTTAATCTGTTCAGCATACTTGAGAGCTTCTTCTTGAAGGTTCTGAGCCTCAATACGTTGACGCTCTTTCTCCTGTTTCTCCCAAGATAACTTCTTGATTCGCTTTTGAACACCTTCACTGTATGATTTTATTTCTTCATCATTATCCTCAACAGACTCGTCTACGTCTGCATCCTTTGCTTGACGCGGTCTGTTCTGATGTTCTGGTGGAAGATCATCTACAACTTCAATCTCAAAGCCGTCATCACCTTCATCTTTATTTGAAGTTTCTTTTGCAGACTCAATAGCCTCAGCTACTGTTTCTTCTTTGAACTCTTGTTCTTCAGCTAAATTATTCATGCTCTTGTGTACCCCCTTGGATCATCGACAACTGCTTCAACAGTGTCATCATTGATAAGTCTAAATTCTTTTCCATGAATCTTGAATCGAGTGCCTGAGTAAGAGCGAAAGACCACGAAGTCTCCCTCTTGACAGTAAGGCCCGTTTGGAAATTTATCTTTATCTGCGTAGGCATCTGCGCCTAGCTTCATGACAAAACCTATGATTGATGCCGTTTCTTCTGCGGCCTTGAGGTCGTCTGGCATAAAAACCCCACCTTCGGTTTTATCGCTGACTTCGGGTACGCCAATAAGAATTTTGTATCCTTGTGGCTTTGGTAATTTAGAGGCTACCTTCTCTTCTGTTGTTTTGTTACCTGTATACATTTTCTTCCTTGCAGTGATTTAAGGTTCACAGTCACCTTGCGTGGACAATCCACGAGGTCTCCCATTTATAGAATAACGAAAAAAGTTTTAAGTTTCAATATATCTCTTTTCAATATCCGCTAAGTCTTGCTTTATGAACTGCAATCCTTCGTTTCTTCCCACCAAACGATTGTACATTGCCATGTCTTCAGCCTGACCAGATGCGAGAAAGGTTTTAATATCTCTCTCGTATTCTTCTATCTTCTTATTCAGAAGACTAAATAAGTCATCCATCTCCCTTTGTTAACTCCTTCGCTATTTCTATCCCCAGTTTTGCGCCTTCTTTCTGATCACTACGTTGTGATTTATCCAGATCGGTGGCTAGTTTTACGCCAAGACGCGCCCCTTCGCGTTGGTTCTCAGCGGAAATACGTTCTTGTTGAATTTGTGCATTTGAACTTTTTGCCATCGCATCAAGCTGTAGCTTCTGCGTATCCATTTGAATCTTATGCTCAAGCTCACGCTGCTTCATTTGCAATTCCATTTGTTGCATTTGTACAACAGGATCTTGTTGTTGTTGTGCAATTTGTTGTTGTTGAGCTTCTGCTTGATCTTTTTGCAACAGTTTTTCTGCTGCATCTTTTGCCAGCCTTGAGATCTCGACCTCTACATCTTCTGGTAGTGGCTGATCTTCGTTTGGCATTTCAACACCAAGCATCTTCTCAATCTCACGACGATACTGAAATGCAACATGTTCGGTAACATGAGCAGACATAGCCTGACCAATCGCCTGAGCAAAAGGTGATTGCCCTACAAGTTCTCGCATTTTAGGATCTTGAATTGCTGCCATATGCACAGCGATATGTGCTTCATGATCCTGATACTTGAATGCTTTGACTGGCTCTTGTTTTAAGAGCATCATGTTTTCTGTAACAGGATCGGCTGGCTTTATGTCATCAGGTAATTTGATGATGTCGCTTGCATCCTGTATCCCCAACACTTCTAGCATCTGACGATGCAGTTTCCCCATGTCGTACAATTGAGGAGCCTGTTGAGAAAGCTGCAACGCTGCCTGATACTGCATAATCCTTTGAGACATTGTAGCAGCATTGGGGTCTGAAACAGGTATAACGTCCACCCGTGCGTCAAAGTCTTCTTGTCTATTGAAGTCACCATCCATCTCGTAAGCATATTCTGCTGGCATATAATCACGAATTATACGCGCCAACAATCGAAGCTCGTTCTTCATGGCTGCATGCATACGTGCTTGCACACCAGACATAACCTTCATGCTTCGCTCTAACAGAGCGAGCGTTGTGCCTACAGGTGCCTGTGCATTCATGTCTCCTACTTGGATATCCGCAACTGAGCCAATGCGTCTGCCCTCTTCGACAATGTTTCCAAGTAGAGAGTAGAGTACGCCTGACGGCTCTTTGTAAGGTATGAACGTAATTGAATCCCGTATCGCACCACCCGGAACATCAACGTCCCTGAACTCACCCGGCATAAGAGGGGTGTCATCACCTTTAATGCGGAGACCGCGAGCTTTAAGACCTGCTGGCAAATTAGATAATGTACCAGCATCAATGAGCTGACGCAGTATTGACGTAGCGGATTTAGCCAGACCACCAATGAGATGTATAAGCCCTGTGCCATAGAAACCAAGACCCGGTAAGTATTTGTAATGTACGAAGTGTAATCTTTTCTTTTTCTTTGCATCATCTTCGTACCAGTTTCTCCTAATCGCTAAAATCTCACGGGAAGTCTTGTCAATGGTGATAACGTATGGACGTGCAATGCCATCAGGGTCATCAAACTCTTCTGGCATGTTCATAACCACATGCATCTCTAGGATTGTGTGACGATCATCATCCTCTATGATTGCATGCTCTCCATCAAGCTCATCATATTTTTCTTGTATGTCTGAGAAATCTGGCTCTGGATCTGGCAAGTCTACCTCACGGTAGAAGCCAGCAACCTGTAGCTCTAGTATCTCGTTAGATGTTTTCTTCATTACGTGCGTGTACCGTGGGCAAGACGCAAGGTCTGATGCACCATAGGACGCAACGAAGTCTTCCGCTGGAACAAACATAGCAACGGGACGATCCTCTAGTGGATCATAGTAAACTTTCTTAAACGCAGAACCTGCAAGAGGAAGCTTGAACAACATCTGTTCTGTCTCATCACGGTATTCTGTCATCTCTTCAGTTAGAAGATAGTTCATTTCTGTTTGGATTCTGTCTGCCTGATCTGTCTTTTCTGGAGTTAGTTTGCCCATAATCTTAGTTCTCACAGGGCCAGACGCAGGGAATAACTCACCCATTGCCTGTGCCTGAAAGCGAACAACCGCTTCTGTAAGAACTGGGTGAAACACACCCGA